TTTAAAGCCCAGTACACGGGCGCTCTTGGGGAGTGTCGCCAGCAGATCGCTGACGGTCAGTGTTCTTGTTTTTTCCATACTGTTTGTCTTTTAGCATTCAGGCAGAAAAACGGCTGCCATTTCCCGCTTCGCTAAAAGACAAACAGTTATCACTCCGTAGAGCAAAAAAAGTTTTGGGAAAAGCAGCCGTATAGCTATAATATGGGCATAAAAAAAGCCCGCAATAAATTCGAGCAATTAACCGCTGCTCTACGTACATGACAAACATGCTTGTCTTTTAGCTACTGCAAATATGGTGATAATATTTGGAAGTGCAAAACTAAAAACAAAAAAACATCCAATACATAAAATATATTTTATACATTCCTTGCACATAAACGTTTTTTTATGTATATTTGTACTGTCATTAAAACAGAGAGATATGGAAAAAGAAACAAAAATGCAACTGGTTGCAAAACTTACCCGGCTAAAACTGTTATCTAAAATGCAGGAGCACACTTTTAAAAATGCAGGGAAGCAGATGAGCCCACAAAAAATGGATGAACTTTTGGATGCAAAACTTGAAACGGATAAACAGATAGCGCTTTTAGAAAAAGTTTTGAAAGAATTAGAAAAATGAAGTTGAACAAGCTCCCCTCACGGGGAGCACAAAACTATATGATTATGGCACTTAAAGATGATTTAAAGAAATTGCATAAAATCGCCCATTCCGGCGCACCGGACGCTATGGAAAAATACGTTGCGCTCTCCAATGAAATAACCGGCAAATATACCGACCAAAAAGATGTCGACGCAATCGCCGATTTCCTGATTAAGGGCTACAAGGATATTTCGTCGGAAGCTGAAGAACTGAACAGCTATGTCGCATTAAAACAGCAAATAGCCCCTTACGCGGAAATTATCCCGCTGGGGTATATCGCCCGGAAGTACTTCGGCAAAAGTACCGCATGGCTCAGCCAACGCATCAACGGAAGCAAAGTAAGAGGCAAAGTCTATACACTCAGTAAAAAAGATATAGAGACTTTCAACTTTGCCCTTCAAGATATCAGCAAGAAAATCGGTTCACTCTCCATATCTTGAGAGATGTTTTAATTGACACCCGTCCCCGCAGATTGAACCGCTGCGGGGACTTTTTTTTCTCCGGAGAGGAAATATGAGAAACATATTTGAAATAAACAAGGGAAAAGCTATTTTTGTAGAAAAGAGAATGATATGGAAAACGTATCCGGTTTAAAAATCTTATTGATATTCACCATTGTAATAGCTCTATTAACGGGAATCATATATATACTGCGCATCCTGAATAAAGAGGTTTCTTCAGATACGGATATGGAAAAGGAAATATCTTATATGAAATGGCAAATAAACATGCTGATAGCCCTGTCTATAATAAACGGAACAGCTATATTACTGTTAGCAATGAGACAATTAAGCTTATCATAGCCACTACAACACTTATAATCAATAATATATAGCTGTTTTTCGTTCTCCTTTCATTAATGAGTACACTGTCCTCTATTTTACGGTTATATTCTTTTACCCCGATCTTTGCGGCTTTTTCTCCTTTGTGTGTTATGATGTAATCCGTTCTGTTATCCAGATAAAACATATTTGAAAAAACCAAAGGGAAAAAATAAAAAAGAGGGTATTCGGATAAGAACACCCTCACGCATCAAGTGTTCGTAAGTGTACTAATCAAACGAAACGAACCTGACTTAGATTCTTTGCAAATTCGTGAATGCGTTCCTGTATTTTTCTTGCGGTTTTTTCACTGGGCTTTCGCACTCCATTTATATAATGGCTCAATTGTCCTTGACTCACTCCCGTAATACGTTCCACTCCGGCTAATGTAAAAGCAAAGGCATAATACTGCAAGAAAGAAGGAATGTCGTATTTGAACTCAAACCTCAGATCCTCTACTTCTTTCCCTTGCTCTGCAAATATTTCTTTTATTTCATTGTATGAATTCATCAGATCCGCCTTCGCCTCTTCCACCGTTTTGCCTTGTCCCAACAATCCGAATTCAAGATCGGAATAGGTCTCCATATTGGCATCGAAAGTGCCGTCCGATCCCCGCTCTATTATAACATCTACTGTTTTCATAATTATTTTATTTTAAGTGGGAATTACAACTTAACCCCCGATAGTTTACTGATCTTTTTCATTGTCCCGGTTTTGACCTCTTCACTTTCGTGATAACTTGTCTGAAAGATAAGTCCGGTTATCGGACTGAACCAATGAGGATGATTTGCTCCATTTTTTACAAGATAACATCCATTTGCCTTCAATTTTTTGTGAATTTCAGAATATTTCATCGTTCATTTGATTAGTACACCACAAAGATATTAATAACAATATCAACAACAAATAAAAGAACAATAATGATATTATTATTAATATCATTTAACAACAAGATGTATGACACATTATCCGGTAAGCCTTTATTCCGTCAAAATCAATTCAGCGACTGGACGACAGCTTTTCCTTGACAAACCGTATATTATACTCGACCTCATGGAGAGGAAGGTTCATAATGCCGGCGATCTCCTCATAATCATACCCCGACAGATAAAGGCCGAACGAAACCTTAAATTTATCATCCGGAATATCTGATATCGTTTTATTTATTACCTTTAGCTCGGGAATTTTAGAAAGGGGCTCGCATGGTTTATTCTTAAGAAAGCAGGTATCTATCTTTTTGCGATCTGCAAGAAATAATGATATTACTATCGGGATGAACTTTTTATATAGGAACAGGGTTATAACTCTGCAACAACGTGTTTTTAAATTCATGGCTTCTCTCATTTTTCAGGTTAATATAAAAGAAGCCTCCGCTGTTAAGTCGCAAAACATACGTGGTTTGGATAAAATATACAAACAACACGCAACGGCGGAGGCTCTAATTTTCCTCTACTATAGCGTGTTGTAATATATTTTCGTATGTTTTGCATTGCAAACATAACAAAAAATTTCCGTATTCAAAAAAATTTTAATTTCAAAAAGATTAGTCCGACTCCAAGACCGAGAACCGGCTGTTTCGGAATGCATAATTATAACGTGACGAGTATAACCCGAATGGTATCTTACAAAGATCATCCGGCAAATCATCGATAATTTCCAACCTACAGATCTTAAAGGGGAAGTTCTCTACACTGGAACCTTCGGAACGGAAAATCGTTTTCCGGCGGCAATCGGGAAATAACGGTATCATCGCCCGAATAAACTTCCTACAATATAACAGAGTAATAATTTCACAATAGCGTTTTGTTAAACTCATGGCTTCTTTTATTTTTTTGAGTTAATATAAAGAAGCCTCCGCTGCCAGTCGCAAAACATACGTGATTAAAGTAAATATACAAATAACACGCAACAGCGGAGGCTTTATTATCCTCTACTATAACGTGTTACTGTTATTTCGTATGCTTTGCAATGCAAACATAATTAAAAATTTTCCGTATTCCAACTTTTTAAACTGAAAATATAAATACAATATTAAAATTTATCACATACCACTGCTTCCGGCCTTAGGGGAGGCTTTCCTTAAAATTGGCTTAATAATGATCGCTTTAGCCAACCGATACACTTTAGGTAACGAACCGAGCGAAAGGGTTCCGCCTCCCGGCGTCCCCCTCTCTGCCTGCTCCCGGATTTTTGCAAAACATACGCAACACGCGTAACCGGGAGCGTCGTATATACTATAAATACCTATATTCCAGCGTTTTATTTATAGTATAAAGATAGCATCGAAAAGGGGATAATGCAACACATAAATCATTTATTTTCAACGGTTTAGCTTTAAATAAGAGCCGTAATCAGAAGAATACATTTACGGAGTAGGAGACGAGCGAAAGGGCTCCGCCTCCCGGCGTCCCCCTCTCTGCCTGCTCCCGGATTTTTGCAAAACATTCGATTTCTATAAATATATAGATGCCGTATGACCGGGAGCGTCGTATATACTATAAATACCTCTATTCCAACGTTTTATTTATAGTATAAAGATAGCATCGAAAAGGGGATAATACAAGATATAAACCATTTATTTTCAATGGTTTATCTTTAAATAAGAATGTGATCGGAATCGCTAAAGCGATCATTATTAAGCCAATTTTAAGAAAAGCCTCCCTTAAGGTCGGAAGCAAGCAACCCTGCCGTTTCGACAAAGCTGCCTTTACGGTTAGCCGCATAAAAAAGTTGCTCAGGAAAAGATTCTCCTGAGCAACCGGTCATAATCAAATAGTATCAATTGAACGGATACTGCGTTATATCGTCGCATCATTCAGCTCCTTCACGAGTTTACTTAAACCGACACCGATGCGCTTACACTGTTCTTCAGATGCAAGTTTCGAACCGCTTTTATATCTCCGTAAAAGAGAAGCGTTAAAACCGATTTTCTTTGCAAATTCAGAAACGTTGATCCATGAAAAATAATCGAAGAATGAAGGCAGATCATATTTATAAGAAAAAGTCAACTCCGGAATCTCTTTACCCTGTTCCGCAAACATCTCCTTAATTTCTTCGTATGCCGACAGCATGTCCCTTTTTGCCTCTTCAACAGAATCTCCAGTACCATTCAACCCGAATCCGGGTAACTCGTCCGAAATATAAATACCGAACAAGCCGTCTTTGCTCAATTCTACGATAGCCGTTACTTTCATATTCGCATAATTTTAATATAATCAAAAGTCATTGAAACATGAATCGGAATCAAAAAAGCGCGAGGATTAAATCCCCGCATCTTTTTTAATACTTCGTGCAGTACCGGAAGGAATTTCTTTGCTTGTGTGTCGGGGAACAGAAAATATTTTTCCTGTAATCGGACTGAACCAAAGATCATGGCGTGAACCATGCCGGACTACATAACACCCTGCTTTATTGAGCAGTTTTGTTATTTCCGATGTTTTCATATTTCAATGATCTATTTGATTATGCTACAAAGGTAACGAATATGTTATCTAACTACAAACAATTATGTAACAAAAATGATACCTTTATACTTGTTTAACTATATTTCGAGATACAACTCAATATGCCATTTACATATTACAAAAACAGCCCCATCACTTTGATGGGGCTGTTTTGTTAAATTCTTAAAGATTTACGTTTAATAATAAGAGGAAAAGCATAGTGTATCTTTTCCCATTCTCTCACCAATAAAGACAAACGCATATATTCATCTTTATCGGTCTGAGGTAAAGCCTCCATATCACCAAGAGCCGTTCCTTTTGCAATGATATCGTCCATCATCGCGCAAATACTCCGATATTCGGTTTCTGTAGTTATCTTTTTCATTGTCATAAACTTACCGCTATCAGCTCTTTGCCTATATCATGAATCGCATTCAATATTTTTCTGGATCTTTCTTCAGAAGGTTTTTTAGTACCGCTGATATATTGAGCCAATAGGCTCTGGCGTATTCCCAAACGGCAGGCAACAGCTGAAGCGTTCAATTCGGGATGTTCCATAAATAATTTATACAACGGTGTTTGTGCCTGCCTATCACGGAAAAAAGCCTCGAAATTCAAATCTTCATCCACATCCGGCCAATGTATTCCGAAACTGCTTGTTTCATAATTAGCACGTTGTTCGGGTGTAGCCCATCGTAAACGGGGATAATCATCAAAATTCTCGTGTGCAGTACGTCCATCTGCTGTCAATATATGTACGGCAGTAGGAGTAATCCATATTTTATCTACTTTTAACATTATACGACAAATATAGATAATAAAATTATTACCTATACGTTTTAATAGATTTATTTTCAGATAAATTCAAATCGAGAATAGTATCATAACGAAGACTTATCCCTAAACAGATACCATGCCGCAATGGCCAAACCGATCATTATTAAGCCAATTTTAAGAAAAGCCTTCCCCAAGGTCGGAGTGACCTCTTTTTCCGATACAGACCGGACAGAAGCGGTCGCCCGCCTGTCGGTCGTATCAGCAAACTGAAAGACGGTCTCACGACCGGCATTTTGAGTATTATAAACATTCGTGTCAGAAGATGTCCGCTTTCCCTCCCAAGAGCGGGATTTCAATTTCGGTACGGTATCTTCGGAAACGGGTGGATAGTAAGTTTCAGTGTATTTCCATTCAATTCCGGACGAAGAACCGGTCGTAACCGACACGACAGAGACAGTGTCTTCATGAATTCGGGTAGCGTGTGAAATCCGGGTAGCGTTTTCCTGCAGGTCGGTACTTAATGAAGCTTGCCGGTGCACACGGCATCCCGGCAAGCAAACACCAACCAAAACAACAAAATATGAAAACGCAAACACTTTCATGACACATATTTTATATCATCGATCCGGTTGATCCAGCCTTGCAAGAAGACCCTCTGCGACGGATCACGCTCACAGATCTGCCGGCAGAACCTGATCCTCTCTTCTTTAACAACCTGAAAGAAGTTTACCGGATTCACCGAATTCAAAGTATCTAAAGTGACCGGTCCGACAATTCCGTCGGGTTTGAGGCCGAGCAACCGTTGCGGTATCTTGATACCATTCGCTCCGGATGCCCACACCCAATCGACCAGAATATTGGCAAGCCCCTGGCTGCGTATCCGGTCGGCCTGCCACCTGTCCCAATAATGAGTTTTCAACAGATTCACGACATCCTCTTTCGTGATCAGCCGGAGATCGTCGGCATCGATATCACCGTCTCCGTCCTTGTCATACCCGCAACTCTTCCATGTGGCGAGGGTGACACCCATGTTCGTCTTACCACCCTTATCGGCCTTGTGGTCGGTCCATCCGCCTTCCCATCTGAAGATGATGGGAACAAGTTTATTTATATCAGCCATTTTGTTGTACGTTATTTTTCGTATTATTAAAATCTTCTTTCCGCTGTATCCGGTTCGGACAAATGGTGACGTAACACCGCAGCCCTTTAAGGTAAGCGATCTCACATTTCAGCTCGGAGACCTCTTCCATCGCTTTCTGGGCCTTCTCGAGCATCAGGAAATAATCCTGTGTGAGCTTGTCGCATTTTTTAGACAGATGCTCATAATCGTCCTTATGTATCTCCCGAGCCTTGCGGGCGTTCTCCAGATCCATGCTGTCGGCTTGTGCGAAAGCCTTTCTCTTTTCTGCCCTGAAAAAGAAGAACTGAAAGATGTTCAGCCCGCCGAAAAGACTTGTCAATATGATCAGCAACTCGTTCATAATCCAAAATTATCTGTTTTCCGGTCGCCCGAAAAGGACATCTTTTTCGCATCGAACAGGTCGAATGCCTGCCGGTCGAACATCAGCGTCCAGCCTATGGACTCGAACTCAGGGCTGATAAACGGCGTTATGGAATGCTTGTCCGAAATCTTCTTGAATGAATAACACTCCCGTTGCTCCTGTATCATCAAGTTCCGCATCCGGGTCACCATGTCGAGCGTATTCGCCGAGATCAAGGTCTGATCGACAAGGTCTCCGGTAAATTCGGTTGTCTTTCCGGCAATCGTAGCCGCCACCTGAAAAGTATCCGCAATCCGGTTCGACTTATCGGTCTCGGTCTTTATATCTCCATAATCGACAAACAGGTAATATCCGGTCAGTTGAGAGACACAGGTTTTCACGGCATCGAAGTTAGGACCGAACACAAATCCCCCTACCTCGGGAAGTACGGGCGTGTCGGGCATCGATTCGACGAGCGATTTCAAAGAGTCGTATCCGGGAATCTCCGAACGTCCTTTGTTGAAGATATCGAGTACTCCCTGCCGTTGCGGGAAACGGGCGAAGTATAGAAACAGATCGATGATGATATTTCCGTTCATGACAATATTTTGTTTATGATTCTTATCGGTAATCCGGTCTTTTCGGAGATTTCCGTCTTTTCTATTTTATAATCCCGCATCGTCTTTACCGACTCGATCAGCTTCTTCCGGAGGATAATCAAATAAGTGATGCAATCCATCCGCTCTACGGCCGTGAGATCACCGATGCCGTCTTGAGACAGGTTATAGAGGCTCTCGAGCATACCGGTGCAGATGGCCGGAAGCGGCTCGTCCTTGCCGGCCGATAAGATGGAGAACGGTGTTCGGGTAAACAAAAACGCCGTAAATGCCTGGAAGTTGATCGATATGGCCTGAAGGAGTACCGGATCGAGATTTTTAAAAGAGCCGGCCAGCCGGTGAGCGCCGGCGGAACTGTATGTGCCGGGATGGTATAAAATGGCGGCCAGCAGGGGCAGCTTATCGGTCGAACCGTGTATTTCGGATAAAATCTGCCGTGCCTCGATAAACTGAACGGCTGTCAGGTTGCAGGTGATCCGGTCAAAATCCGTCCTGATTTCATATCCTCGGTATTGTTGCTTATCGAATATAAAATCGGGGATCAGCTGCTTGGCAAAACAAGCGTCGATACGGTATTTATACTCTTGCTTCGACAAATACCGCGAATAGGCCGGCGGGAGGTCGGCCGGTTCGGTCTTCCGGGCTTGCTCCCGAATCTCTTTCGGCACTCCGTCCAGCGTACCGGCAGGATAGACAATCTCAAACATGAAGTCCGCCTGCCGAGCCAACAGATACAGATTTTGCCAAGCGGCATCACCTTTGACCTTGTCCGGATTCCAGCCCATCATCCGACAAACATACCGCAGCCTGACTTCCATAACCGAATATTTTCCGGCCGCGAAATCGACTAATAACCGGCAGACATCTATATATTGCTCCGGAGTCAGCAGTTCCCACGCATTCGGGATGCCGTACGTCTTATCTTTAACGACAAATTCTATTCTCCTCATGGCATCAAATAAATTTTATCATCGGGACGGGCAAACGATGTCTCGGTGCAAATATCTCCCGTCTCGGACTCGTCCAGCGCCATGTCCACGCTTTTCAATATTTCAGAAGACTTGTTCATCAACGACTCCGCCAACGCCAACAGACGGTCTTGTTCGTTCTGCCCGTTTCGGGAAGCCTTGCTGTCATCGAACAGACTCCGGATGGTAGCCGGCAGCTCGATAATGTCGAACCGGGAGATGGCCAGAGCCACGACCGTCAATGCCAATGCCAACTTGAGTTTGTCTTCGAAGTCGGCTTCACGCCCCTCGATGCGGTTGAAATATGCCCCTATCGTGTCGGACAATACCTCTCGTTGGAGTGGCGTCGTCCGGAAAAAGAACAGATATGAACAATCTATCGGGTACAGAGAGTCAAACTCTTCTGCGGTCTTGATCCGGAGTTTTTCCCGAAGCCGGTAATAGGGAGACTGTTTCCATGACTCGAAATTCTCTAACTCGGCGATCAGCGAGTCCATCGCATTATAGTAGTTATCGATATACTGTCGTCGCATGCCTTCCAGTTCATACTTGTAGATATCCCCTCCGTCGGCTTTGCGTTTTTTCAGCACTTCGAATATGTTTTCCTTGTATTTGGTCGCATTGCCTACGGCCGACCTCAAATAAGAGAGAGCATCCGTTTCTCCTCCGGACACGATTTCTCTGTAAACGGCTGCCGTAATGATATTGACGACCATTTTCTTTGCCGAAACGGCCGAGCTGTTCAGGTCGGCAAAATTCACCTGGCTGTCGATGCCCGGAACGGTCTCCCTGAAGTCCTGAACGGTAGCGAATAGTTCTTCCAATACTTTTTTCATACTTCCTGCTTGTTTAAACGGTTATCCGGCGATACTTCCTCCTGCCGGCTCGGAGTCTCCCGGTAATACCCGATGCGGTAACCTTGTGCGTACAGCTCCGGCCAATTGACCTGGATCGCCATATTGAACGCCTCTGAACACTTTTCGTCATCCGGAGTAAGGGTCAGCAGATAAATGAGATAATTGTAATACACGTCCGCTCCCGATTTGCTGATCACGCCGTCTTTGCTCACGCTCGAAATAGAAGAGTCCATCCCCACAGCGGCCAGCAGCACTTCATCGGCACGTTTGTCATACTCGATCAATGAACTGATATACTCTTTATATTTCAGGTCTACCGTCTCGATGCGCCAGCGTTCCTCCTCATTCGCTCCGGTGCGGAAAGAGGTCGTTGCGTATGCCTTGCCTTGATTATCTTTTCCGGAGAGGTATTTCGACAGCCGGCGCAATTCGAGGTTCATGTACCTGATCAGGGATGATTCGCTGAATTTCGTACCCACATCGATGCCGTTGTAAGTAAACAACTCTTTATTATCCTTTTTCCGGAGAACATTTTCCTGACAAATGGCGCTTATCTGTTTGCGTTTCGACTCTATCCAAGCGGCGGGGATAACCACATGTACCTTGGCGGCCAGACTGTTTTTAAGAAAAGAGTTGATATATTCCGGCGATTCGTTCGCCCCTTTTATCCAAGGCTTCGTTCCCTCATGCGTCTCATTGCAGCCGTAGAAATCGCCTACCGAACTTTCCCGGTGATGGGAGATGGCGGCAAACCTGTAATTGCCGACCTCCCGGAGGTCGAATTTGGGATATATCTTGAATTGTGCCGCCCCGTAGTTCCAGTTTCCGGTGGCAATATACCGGAAGTCATTATATTGCACCAATGAAGTAACCACATCCCGTTTTGTCGTCGCTAACCGGCAATGTTTGTTCTCCATCAGTTCGAGACCAGCCACGGGAATACGCCCGATAATCCGTCCCGAAGACATCCTCCATTTCGTAAAGTAATCTCTGAAAAAGTAGTATCGCTTGATCAGCGCCAAGGCATAATCTTTATAAGACATCTCTATCCCGTTGTCCTGCCAGCTGTCGAGCCACCGCTGTATATCGGGCTGCCCGGTCCAATTACGCACCGGTTTATTACCCTCTTTCCCTTCGATATATATGGCAGGTCCTTTGCCATAAAGCATGTTCACCTGTTTATTTATCAGACGAGGAAGCAGGCGGTTGCGTTTTATGTCCTGTTCTATCTCCTCGCACAGGCGGTTGTTCGCACCCCGGGCACACACGTTATACCCGCATACGTTGAGCCATTGCACATCCGGTTGTCTCCAGACGATATTGTCCGGGTCGAAGTCGGGAGTATCCGCCACAGACAGGGACATCCCGGTCTGGAACGAGATGATATTGTTTTCGTCCAGGTAACAGCCCATGTTACCCATCAGCTTTATTTCACTGTCGTCTGTCAAAGCCATGTTATACGTTTTAGTTTGAAGTTATCCTGCGGGAAGCCCATGTAACGGATCAAGATCCGGTAACAGCACTTGGGGATGCCCTCGGCATCGTAGAATAAAAACAGGTTGTCGCTGTCGATCGAGAAGCGTTCGTCCGGCAACTGAGCCCGGTACTTGCAGCCGCTCAAGGTCTTCAGGCGGTATGACGATACGCCTTTCTTACGGGAGTAAGGAAAGAAGGCGATCGTAAAGCAGCCATCGGGCAGCTTCGATATCTCTTTAGCCCATCGAAGGGCATCTATGCCGTTGATCAGTTCCATAGTCCAAAAATAGCGTCCCGAACGGTGGCGGGAAAGGACAACGGAGGGGGCGGGGCGTCATATTTCCCGGATCGTCCGGGAAATGCAACGCATATCTTACTCTCAGCGCGTCGTCAAGGTTCCTATTTGACAAAAAAACAGGTTTTTCCCAAGACGGCATCGCATGACTGTAAGTCAGCAGGATAGCTGTTTTTCTGATGTCAAACCGGACTGTTATTATATGACAAACGGGGCTTTATCCGTCGAGATAAAACCCCGTTTCACACAAGAACGAACTATTTTTCTATCAATATCCATTTGAATTGCAGCCCGATCGTGCCGGGAACGGCTACGAATCGGAAGCCGGTAGACTTCATCAGATCATAAACTTCGGAGGCCGAAATATCCACTCCGGGATTGATCTTATTGACTGCCGCGCAAATCTCTTCGGTCGATAGCCGGTGCGTCGACTCTTCAACCGTCCTCGCAGGCACATAGCGCTCTGTGATCGCCTGCTTATAATCGCTCAATTCCTTTTTCATGGCTTATCCGTTTCTGTCGTTAAGAACGGTTTCAGTTGTCTCTTCAGGGACGATAACAGCATCAGTGTAGCCTTGACATCTAAATAATCGTCTATACCTTCCCAGTAGAGCAGTATCCGGTCGCAGATGCAGTCCAGATCGGCGAGCGTTCCGTGCTCGCGCCATTCCTTGATAGAGGCCATCATTTCAGGAGTGAAGCCGTGGCTTCCGGTATTTACAGATTCTTTCATCGGCGGCCTCCTTCCCTGATGATAAAGGTCTCGAATCGCCCGTGAAGGTACGCCTCCACCTTGCCCGATAACAGTCCGTCTTGACGGTGAAATTTAAAGCCCAGTACACGGGCGCTCTTGGGGAGTGTCGCCAGCAGATCGCTGACGGTCAGTGTTCTTGTTTTTTCCATTTTGGTAAGCAATTTAAATGAAACAATAATTTGATTATAAGACGGGAAGGGAACAAAAAAAGTTCCGCTCCCCGTTGCTTACCACCTGAGACAGGCTGTGGGCGCATTAACGCTCCACACGGGACGGAACTATATCGAAAGCCATAGGCACAAAAAATGCCCGCAGCAAATATGGCGAGCCTTCTCGCCTGTCTCAAATGGTAAGCACTGCAAATATGAGAAACATATTTGAAATAAACAAATTCAATATGTAATTTTTATATCAATAAACGGAGATGAAGAACCTTCTTTCACTTCTTCAACGGTTACTTTGTAGTCTGGATACTTTTCAATAAAAGCCAAAACATCTTCACATAAATAAGAAGGAATATATCCGATATGAAATCCGTCATAAGTTTCTATCTTGATAGCATTATTATCATACGGATTTTCCGGTTCAGGCTCTAAATATAAATTTTCTTTATATCCTAAAGATTCAGCTCTTTTTTTCTCTTTCGGAGTGCGATAAAAAGTTCCTGCAACTTGACATTCAATACATTCTTTAGCCGTCTGAGACTCAGGATTTTCTTTTCTTTGTTTCTCAAAATATTCATATGCATCCTGACGTTTTTTCAAACTATTTTGTTTTTTAACATCATTCCGCCTATTTATAATTATTGCATACACAATAATAAAACCTATACAAATAATAAAGAATATAACCATAACGTTCGGTATTAGAATGGCGAATCCCCTATAAAAGAGTGCCCCCACCGGTATAGTTTCCGGAATCCGATTATTTACGGATTACACTCTCTTATAGAGGATTCATGTTTAACTAATATTGGGGGATTACAAATATGTGAAGTATATTTGAAAAAGACAAGGGAAAAAGTTATTTTTGTAGAAAAGAGAAAGTTTGTAATTGTATGAATACAGAGCAAGAAATCAAAAAAATAAACAAAGATATAGATTGCATGACTATTCAAATCAACTTTATTTTAAAATTGATAATAGTATCATGTATATGTTTTTTATTGGGTTTGATAGCAGGATGCCTAATATGAAAGATACAACGGATGTCAAAATAAAAAACCTCAATTTTAAATTAGACAATTTTATATTTTCCGCTTTTAACCTTTCTACTTCTCCTTTTGTTTTCCACATCTTTCTATTTTCTTTTTTATAATTGATATAACTATCATACATTTCTATAATCTCATAACCTTTGGCAGTTATCTCTATCTGTAAGTCAGAGATACTAACCGAAGGATATTCTATGATCATATCTTCTTTAACCAACTGTTTGATTACCGGAAACAAAATTTCGGGATCTGCATCGATTTTTAAAGAGTCCAGCACAATTTTTTTCAGAGACAACTTGTGAGGAAAACGGTGAAGAACTGTCAGAATAATATTTTTTAATTCGTCAACTGTATATTCTCTTTTCTCCATGGTATTGAAACGGGCGAATCCTCTATAAAAGAGCGCCCCCACCGGTATAGTTTCCGGAATCCGATTATTTACGGATTACACTCTCTTATAGAGGATTCATGTTTAACTATATTGGGGGATTACAAATATGTGAAGTATATTTGAAAAAGACAAGGGAAAAAACTCTTTTTGTAGAAAAGAGAAGAATATGGACAAATACACAAAAAGTAAGGAAAATCTTCCTTACTTTTCTACCGCTCTAAATGAAGTGTCCAAATTCAAACAGAGAGCGCGATAAGCTCTTCACCCAACTGATGTAAGCTCGTTATAATTTTTTCTGCTTGCGGTTTACGAGGCTTGGACCGACCTGCCGCATAGTGTCCTAATTGTTTTTGGTTGATACCTGTAATATATTGCAATGCTGAAAAAGAGAAAATATTTTGATAGAAACAAAGAAGACTTTGCACGTCAAATCTATACACAAGCTGATATTCTCTATCAAATACGTCAGGATAAGTTTCTTTATCTTCTTTGGCACAGTCAATATAAAAATCGATACTTTCTTGCACCTCTTTTTTAAGGTCGATCCAATCACCGGTTACGGCAACCACCCAACCTTTTAATAATTCACAAGAAGCGGAATAACCTCTCTCGGTCTTTGATACATTAATAGTTACTTTTTCCATGTCCCTGTCCTTTCATTTTAGTCAGTTTATTTAAACAGTGGGGATATAGGAAACATCCCCATCTGTTCATTTCCATTAAAAACATTTGTCCCGTGAAATGGTGGAGTGGGGTCAGAAAACCAACCCCGATTGACACTCCACACTTTTGAGCTCATTGCCCCAGATATCATCTGAGGGTTTTCCGTTCAGTGTAACCTTTCCTCGTTTAGTAGGGTGTTTCAACTGTCGGTGACTCCCTTTTTGATGGACGACTGTCCAGCCATCATCAAGCAACGCTTTGAGCACTGCACTTGTTTTCAATACTTTCATAGAACTCCTGTTTTTATTTGGACACCACAAAGATAGTAATTTTACTACGATTTCAAAAATAAAACCGTTAAATAATAGCATATTTACTATTATTTAACGGTTTACTCCGATTTTTTGAATGTGTAAGAAAAAATAGGTACATGAAAATGTTTTCATAATATCCAAATTTGACATTTCCTCTTCTTTAAGCATAACGTCCCTACAGCACGATATTATCCGGCAAGTCATCGGGAATATTCATGAAATCGGATGATAACCGGTCCCCATACAGACCGTACAGCAAATAAATAAGGGCGGAAGGGAGTTGTGTCGTGAGCCCCGCCTGGTGTTTCAACGGGACTTTCTTTTCGCTGGTCTTGTCTAACTCGATGCGTCCCTCTGTCTTTTTCAGGGGAGAAAGCATAATCGCCGAACAGAGATTCTTGCATTCATTCTCGCAGATACGCACGTGAGGAAAAGCGTTTGTCTGCTCTCCGAATACCAACCATAACAGTTTGAATTGCTGCCAGTAGTAAATGGTGCGTTGTCCCTCGTTCATCAGCTCGACGTCGAAGCCGAAAGACTCCAGCTCCCGTTTCAGTATCCGGGCATCGGTCGTTATCTGTTCCAGTTCTTCCCGCCGTTTGTTCCCCGCCCGGTCATAATAGAGTTTGATATGCTTATTACGGGCGTCACTGCCGAAAAATTCGTAAAACGATTGAGCCAGTTCGGGCTGCTGGTAAGGGAAATAACAGGTAAATTCCTTTATCACCCGGAGTTCAGAACCGTTTTTCTTCTCCTGAGCCACGACAAGGCTGGAGAAGTGGCCGGGATCATAGCCGAGCAGTATTTCATCGTCCGGATTATATTGCTTGAGATAGAAAGCCGTCAACCGGAAATGTTCCTTCAGATCGAGTTTCAGGATAGAGGCGTATTTGTAGCTCTGGTCTCCGGAATACTGGTGCTTTCTCGGAGCGTATGTGGCAAAAAAACGGTTCACGACCGCTTTTTTGCGAATGGCGCAAATCGCTGTCAGAAACTCGTCGATGTCGAGCGACTCATATTGTGTCTTGAAAAACTTCGCTCCCAATATCTCCTTATTGGCGAACGAACTGGCACGGACATAATAGGTGGCGTTCCGCCGCATATCGGCCAGACGGGGCTTCCAAAGAGCCAACATACGTTTTTGCTTCTCCTGCATCAACCGGAGTTTCTCGAGCGCGACGGGATTCTTTTCCTGCCGGAGCAGCCGTTCGGTATGGTACAGCTCGAACAGATACCGGTTGACGTGCAAAGCTGTCGTCGCTATTTCCTCGACAAGATTCCGATTCATGTTTCTCTCATAATCCTCGAACCAGTTATCCTCTCCGAGATCTACGCGGGCGGTATCCGACACACCGGTGATACCTTGGTAATAAGAGCTCCGGCGAATGGTGGCGTCAGAACCTCGCAAGGAAGGAAACAGACGGGTTTTCAGCTTCTCTCCCTTATTGTGTTTCATCTCCTCGATAAAGGCATGTACTCCGGAACGCCCGGCAACGGAATCGGGCTGATCGGACGATACCAACTGCAAGTGAAAACCGTTCCTGAAAAGAATCGAATGCTTGGGATAAGCGATCGGGTAGCGAGGTTTTCTGAAATGAGACGGGATCTTCGTCTCGCCTACCACATAATCGACGCCGTACTCCAGCATAGGCCGCTGTCCCCCTCGTATCGGACGGCTGAAAGATGCCTGTATATTAGGCCACACATTGGTAAATAGGGCTGTATAAGTAGAATGTACAAGAAAACCTAATTCTCCCGGCATATCGCTCGCCACCCGAATAATACGGGGCGTAGTGATCCCCTCCGTCTTTCCGGTAGCACGCGCCCATTCCGCAAACAAGACATTCGCATCGATCAGGTTTGCCTGTATTTGCACCAAATTCATATAATACGACTCAAGATCGAATCCGTTGTTTTCTTCATCATTCATCGTTCAGTTCCTCCGTAAATTCCGCTTCTTGAATATTCGCGTCAGACAATAACCGCTTTTTCTCATCGTTCTCGATGGGCAAGGACTCTATCAGATTGATATAAAAACCCTCGTTCGACTTCCGGGCGATCTCCTTGAGACTCCGTTTCGAGAAACCCAGCTCTTCGGGCGTGATTTCGGGAGAGATGATAAATACCGGAGCCCATGCACTGTCTTTTTCCGCAGCCTCGCACGCCCGACGACGGCATTCCAAAGCGGCATCTTTGCAGGCCTTGGCGGTCTTGTACTCTCCGGCATCGATGGCAAGCAGCGCCAGATCTTCATACTTATCGGCAAAATCATTTTCCCAGACCTTTACAGAGACATTGTTATCTATGGAGAAATAGTTGATCGCCGAATAAATGCGGCTCTTACAGGTGCGCACATCCACATCGATCCCCTGCTGCGCCTTGATGCGGTTGCGCAGCATACCGGCAGCCCGTGTAATGTTCCGTTCATACTCATATATCTCGGCCGCCCATTGCATCTGCTTGAGAAAACGCTGCACTTCGACAGGAATACCCTGACATTCGCCTGTACTCAGGAAATGGTGTATAATGTCAGGATGCAGCTTTTCTATGATCTCCAAATATTTCATATACCGAATAACTTTCTTTTCAAATCCAGATGGGTGCGTTCCTTTTTTCGGGTCTCGAGCGATTCGATCGAATCGATATCACCCTGTTCGGCCTGTTTCGCCAGCTCAGCGTCGATATTATACTCTCCTACCGCATTCCCATACAGATAAGCCGAATTATAGGGATCTCCGGAGGTACGTATCCGGGAGATGACCTCTTCCCGCTCCGTCCCTTTCAGATCCAGTATATTGGCAATGCGTTCGGGAGAATAGCCCAATGCGCCGAATGTCCGTATTTGAGTCGCATAATCCATGTTTTACCGGTTCAGAAGTTTATAAGTATCATCGGCAGAAAGAGCGATACCGTCCCGGATCAGGCGCACCGGACTGTTTTTATACATCATCCGGTAACGGGAAACAGCCGTATCGGTATAACGGGGATCGATCTCCATTGCATAGCAGACCCGGTCGATCTGCTGGCACGCCATCAAGGTAGAACCTGACCCGGAAAAAAAATCGATCACTATAGCTCCGGAAGCTGAGCTGTTCCGGATCGGATAAGCCATGAGAGCAACAGGTTTCATCGTCGGATGCAAGGTGCTTTTCTGCGGCCTGTCGAAGTTCCAGACGGTAGATTGTCTGCGGTCACCGCACCAAGTATGAGCAGCACCCGGTTTCCAACCATACAGACAAGGCTCATGCTTCCACTGGTAATCTTGCCTGCCCATCACGATACTATTTTTCACCCAGATACAACACTGGGCGAACTTGAACCCGGCTTCCCGAAAAGCGGCACGGAAATTCTCTCCTTCACTGTCGGCATGAAAAACGTATGCCGGAGCTCCGTCTTTCAACACAGCAAACATATTCGTGAACACCTGTCGGAGGAATACCCTGAACAGGTCATTCTCCATGCTGTCGTTATCGATCGTCAGTTCGTCTTCCGTCTTGCCCTCATACGCCACATTATAAGGAGGGTCTGTCAGGCACATATCCGCTTTACGGCCATTCATCAAAGCCTCTACCGCCTTCGATTCCCGACAATCACCGCACATCAGCCGGTGCTCTCCCAATAACCAGATATCACCGGGTTTGGAAATGTAACCGGAATCTTCAGACGGCATATTCAATTCGGTCTCATCTTCTTGTATTTCCGTTGAATTTACATCAAAAAGACTTTCTTTCTTTACTCCCAATTCAACAGTTACCGGCCGGAAACCGAGATCGAACCTCTCCATCGTATCCGTATCGATCTCGTATTTCTTGAAAAGAAGCGTATCCGGATTTTTCCGTCCGAATTCGGAGTTATAAGCCGCAATCTCCTCTACCGCCTCTTTTTTCGTTTCAGCATAGATGGGCTCATACGGAATTTCCGGTATCTCAAAACCGGCTTTCCGAAGAGCCGTCAACGCTTTTTTCCGCTGGTGGGCATCGATGATCCACAATTTTCCGGCCGGGTCTTTCCACGCTTTGAAAGCGTACTTGAAACCTCGCGTGAGGATAAGCATCTGCAGTTTGGCCAGTTTTTCCGAATCCGGCAATTTAAAATCCTCCTGAAGCTCGTTAAAGTCATCGAGCGGGGCTGTAGGAAGCCCGCCCAGATTATGAACGGTTATCGTCTGTTTCATTGCTGATTATATCTTTAAAAATAGTCTCCAACTCCTGATACCGAATAAGATTTTTTTTGTCCAATTCCCGCCGGTCGTTCCGGCCGTCTTTTTTCAAAAATGAGTTGTATCGCTTGATATTATAACTGCAATTGGCATATTTCCGGAGAAAGCCTTCCGGATCTCGCCGCTTGAGTTCCTCAAGTTTACACCTCTCTGACTGATGCACGACAAACGGGTGTCTGTTTCTCCACTGTCCGGTATCATTGAAAGATCGCAGTTCGGAAAAACAAAGGAGGTTCCGGATTCTGAGCTCGGCCATTCTCGCCACCTTGGCATCGGTAGGATTATCTTCGAGTTCAGTGTCCAGAACCGCCATTTCCCGGTAAGTATTTACTCGGTCGTTATAAATGAGTGTCGCTATTTGGACGTTTTTGTCTTCACAGAGCCTTTTCCACCGGATATTCGGGTACTCTTGCTCTTTCTGGAGCTTTTTTTTTCTCCGGTTTTCGGGGATGTCCGTTGCTCTCCGGATGTTTCCGTTACTTCGACAACAGAGTCACCGCCGTTCTCCGCTTCAGTGGAATTTTGCTCAAGATTCCGGCGGTTCAGCCTGATCTCTTCCCGTGTCGTCAAGTCCAATAATCTGAACAATACGGCTTCTGCATTCCGGGATGGAGAAACCTGTGCCGTAGCGATCAACGAATCTTCCGGAGACAACCGACGAAGCAAAGAGAGATCCGATTCTCCGAATGCCGGGTTCAGTAACTCTTTAAGTATTCTGCTTTTTTCTTTAAAGCTGTACATAAGCCGAACATTAAGCGGTTTGCACTCTTGTCCCCTGCACCTCTACCAAAGTGGTCGCATCCAATATCCGGAAAGAGATCCGAGAACCGGTGTTAGCCGTCCATGTCGCACCGTCTTCCAAAATGAAGGTGGTATTGTCGGCAATTGTCGCGGCATTCTCCGTGCCTGTTCCTTCAAGAGTGATCACTCGGCCTTTATCGGACGCTGTTATGCCCGATACGGTCGCAATGGCGTATGTATCGGAACTGCCTCCCGGAATCTTATAGGTATTGACTCCTGCCTGAACGGCTAATGCGGTTGCTCCTTGGGTATGTGTTGCCGGAGCCTTGGTAACAATATCTCCCACGTACTTTTTAGGTTGCTGGATGGTTTTGTTTTCAAAGGTAAAAGTAACCGAACGGCTGTCTTTATCGTTTTTCAGTTCATAGGATTTGAGGATCATCGGCTTGCACGGATTTCCGATAACATATTTGTTGGGCGATTCGCATTCCTGGAAGATAATGATAAACTTGCCTCCGACATGTTGCTCGATGAAATTGAGCAGCTGGTCGTGGTTTCCTCCCATAATCATGGTGAATGTGTTGGTCGGATCGATCGTCAGGTCGCCTTTCTCTCCGGTACTGCCGAATGTGGGAATATCATGCGCTTCAAAATAGTGCATATATTCACCATCGGACAAAGGAATGGTGGTCATCTCACGGGATGCGTTGGCTTTCGGGAACTGAGCGTTCTCGTCTAATTGAGATAACTCGACCAAATAAACTTTATAAGCAATAGCAGATCCGGAAACATCGATATCGGGAACATCTTTAATATTTCCGATGACGGCCATCGAGGCAAAAGATGTTCCGGTCAATATGCCGACCGAAGCTTGAGCGCTTTCAGGTTCTAAAAATACGGAGGCTACCGCTGCAATGGCGATCAATGCCATAATCGAACAGAAAAACTTTGTCAGAATAGAGAGTCGGGCATGTTCCGACTTCTTTTTCGAATAAATCAATTGTTTTGTCTTCATAATATGAATTTGAATGTGAATAATAAAAAGGAGCGGGAAATAAATCCCGCCTCAGTTGAATTATACGTTATCGTGCTCCCGGAATATTGGGTTGCAGGCTTTTATTGATGGTACGGACACCTCCTACCTGTCGTTCGAGCTCGACGAATTTATCGGAACTGTTGAGCGTAATCATGATATAATCTCCCGATTGGGTAGGAGTCCATGCCGCCGTGATAGAATCGAATTTTCCGGATTTGGCGATTGTCGTCGCATTTTCTGTCCCGCCACATTCGATGATATAGGCCGTTCCTTCTTCAGCACCGGTAATATCGGTCAATGCAGTTGCCGCCGTATTATTTGAAGTAACGAACCAGAATCCGTCTTTAGCAGCTGCCGATGTGGCTTTGTCGGCTAAGGTGACGCACGGTTTGTTGATGAATACCCGCTGCAGCTTATAGTTGTTCTCGACTAATTTGGCCGGAGTATCGAAAGCCTGTCCGACGTAAGAAGCGGAAAAGCCCTCTTTCCAGGTCGACCAGCAAACCACCTGTTCCATATCTTCTTTTATCTTTACCGATAACATCTCACCCGGAGCGAACTCAAGGCATTGCTGGTTTCCGGATTCCTGAAGGCAGATCAGCTTCAACTGTCCCATATTGGGAACCCAGCGGATATTGATCGTCGTATCGGGAATAATATCGGTAAGACCATCGACACCCTTGAAATCCATCTCCTTACCGTGTTGCGCACGAATACATTTACGCCACCATGAACGGTGGTTTTTATTCAAAAGTATCTCGAACTTCTCGATATCCAGTCCTTTATCGACCGTCTCCCGCACATCGCTGACAAATTCCTGCACGGCATCCAGCATGGTCGTTTTGGTATAGGCGTTATATGCGTCATCGGAGTGAGGCAATAGTTTATTTTCATGGATATAACGGACAAGCGTATATACGTAACCGGTAGATCCGTTCAGATGATGCCCGGGCTTACCTTCTTCGGGTTTGACATAAATACCCAAAATCCGGCGTTCGTTCTGTTCATTAACCAAAGCCGTGTAAATATTCAGAAGCTGCCATTCGATCATGCTCCACTTGATCGGATCGGAACCGTCGGTGTTCAGATAACCGATATATTGACGTTCGATTTCTTTCATCGGACCGAATAGTGTTTTGAACATCGCATCATCTACATGCGCCATTTCCGGCTGGAGCTTGACGTCTCCTTTCCACACCTTGCCCGGCTGATATGCCTGAGAGAATTTGCTGAAGAAAGCGTTCGTCATCAGTTCCCTGTCCTGAATACCCGAACGGCGGGGGAAAATATGATAAACGGTCTCAAGTGTCAGAATACGTGCGATAAGGGCATCCTGACGGAGTACGACATACTGGTCGCCGAGTCCGGCATTGGAGAGGTCGGCCGTATCGAAACCGAAACCTTCGTTCAATTTCTTAGGGTCGAGCAGCTTGTTTTCTTTAAGATACCGGTATCGGGCAGCCATCGATTTACCGAAATTACGCACTTCAGATTGGAATGCCGGGCCATCGGTATCTTCATCCGGGTCTGAGATCAGGGCAAAAGCCGGATTGGCGGATATTTTATTCCAGCGTTTGGTCATGTCAAAGAAAGAGTTCTCGATACCGAACAGATGCTTTTCGGTGCTTCCCGGACCAAAAACAGACAGTCTTTTTTGTACAGTAGCCACGGGAACGTCAGGAGCTGCGGCAGATGCCATGGCATCCAGTGCGGCTTTCAAATCTGCGTTTTCCTTGGATATTTTCTGCATGCCGGCAGCAAATTTGTTCATTTTTTCCAGCAAATCACCGGATTCCTTGTCCGAACCGGAATTCTCCTCCATGACGTTCAGGATCTCAAGAGCCTGAGCATGCTCTTTGGAAAGTCGGTCGGCTTCACCGGCTTTCTCTTTCACCTGCTGCATGTCTTCGTAAAAATCGACACCATAGGTCTCTTTATACGAAGCGGATATAGTCTCCCAATCTTCTTTGGTAAGTTGCTGGTCTTTTGCTCTTTGCATTAATCCCAGCGAGTTGATAATCTGTTGAAATTGCTTTTTAAACATTTTGTGAAGTATTAAATGAATGAATAGGCTTGATGTCGCATTTTATTTTTCCTGCTCCACTCTCTCCCGAGTCCGTAGGCTTCATTCATGGCCTCAGGCATGGTAACGATACCATCGATCAGCCCGTTTTCTACGGACCGGACAGCATCGAAAGACTCTCCCAGAAATACCGGATGTTCCGGGTCTAATGCTGCCAACGCAGACCGGGAGCGGCGCACTTCCGCCTCGAACTGTACTTGAAGCGGATCTAACTCTTCTCTGATAAATTGTTCGGGATCTCCATCGGCCAAATCGTTGAACTTTTTATTTTTCAGTCTCGACTTAGAGGCGTATTCTTCAATGTATTTCAGTCCGAGAGATTCGAGATATGGGCGGATATCATAAAACGATACCATTGTTCCTATACTGCCGATAGTGTCATTTTGCGTAACTGCCTTTACTTGCATTCCATGACAACCGATATAATAAGCTGCCGAAGCGCACACTTTCTCGATCAATGTATAGACCGGCTTATCGAGAGTGCGCAGTATCTCGGACACACGATCGAGATACCACGCTTCACCGCCTCCCGAGGTGATATGCAGAAAATGGCAGGAAATACGAGGATTGGCATCGGCCGTCAGAAGATCTTCGGCAAATTGTTTTGTCGAGAAACCATAACGGGCGTCGGAAAGTATCATCCCTTTGATGCGATGATAGGCCAAAGAGTCCGGATCGAGAGTATCCGAACCGAAATCATCGGTCACGGAGATCTCGCTTTGTCGGGAAACCGCTTGCAGTTCTTTCTTTACAGAATCCCGGTATGTGAGCGGTTCTGCAAGACCTTTTTCAGTGGCAACAGGAAAACACGAGATTATGGCGGCGACAAACTCTTCTTGGGTACAGAGGAGTTTATGCGCAGGTGAAAGAAGAAGCTGTAATAAAGAATTTTCGTTCATCCCTTGTATATTTACCACGAATATCGTGTAATAAACAAGGGTTCTAAAGGACTATAATAAGGCAAGAAGGCTTTTAAAAAGGGGATTTTTGCATCGAACAGGCAACCGAAAGCTGGTCTTTCTGAAGGTGTGGAATGATATATACCGATGCCGGGCATTCGGGTGTCCCGATGATGACCTTTTTCCCGGTCGTATTCTCACCCTCTATAATCGAGGGAGTCGGTATAGGGAAAAGCACGGCTTCATCTTCCGGCAACTTGGAAACCGGTATGGTTTGCTCAATCTTATATAATAATCCGCCGTCTTGTTGATCCGGAGACAGTTCCAGATCTAAATGGTCGGGATAAACGGTCAACGGTTTTTCTCCGGATTTGGGAATAACTTCCGATTCTGTCACAGCCTTGAGTTGAGACAGTTTATAAACTCGTAAAATGTTGCAAATTTCAGTCATTGTAATATATTGTAAATTAAACACTTCTCTATTTTACGTTAAAATTCCGTTTATTTTTCCGCAAAAAACGGACAAAATAATACGTTATGTCGGAGATAAATCAAGGTGTATTTAACCTCTTTTTATAATCTCGCTTGGCTTTCTTCTTCCGCTCGTTGTCTCTCCAGCGGTAGTAATTTTTCAGCAAGCCGTCTTCACTGATAGACGTGATATTGTATTTGCACATAAAATGATGTACCGTGTCGATATACTCGATATTGTACCGATGCTTGTTCTCATCCAAACGATCATGCAACTCGGCATAGAACATCACCCTGACCCGCTTGTCGATAATACGTGCCGACCGTTCTCCCAAATAATTATAGTATTCAGGATCTTTGCCCGTCCGCCTGTCCGGAAGCGCTAACGTCAGATTTCCGGTATCGACCGTGTTATCCGGTCGCTTCGACATTAAATCCCAAATGGTGTGGTACAGATCTTTCGTGTCCGGAATTCGAACGGCATCGGATTCGGGGTCATAAAACTTGCAAGTAAGGTACTCGGCCAAATAAGGTGTAATTTCTATTCTGGTTTTTATCATAGTTAAATTACTGAATATCAAATATAAAGATACAAAACATTGTCCAAAAAGACAAATATCGACAGCTAAAAAGAGAAAATGCGTCCCAAACTACCCCTTGAGAAAACATAGGAAAAAAATCGTGCAAAATCTTTTTCGGCACAATTCAAGAATACAAATATCTAAAAATCAAACGATTACATCAGCACGATTTTAGCACAAAACCGTTTTTAGATTTCGTGCGGAGCACAAAAAATCGTGCACGATTTGTTTTGTGCAATTCGTGCTAATTCTGTGCTAAAATCGTGCTTGCATAATATTTTGATTATCAAATATTTATTAAGAATATTTTTCATTCTGCACGAAAGCACGATTTTTTTCTCATTTTTTGAAGGGGTACTTTTCAAAAAGTAAAAAATATAAGAATAAAGAATATATATTGTATGTCGCCCGTTTTTTGCGTTGCACTGTTGTCCGAAAGCGACTGTTTATAGATTAAAGGGTGCGAGGGGAAATGCAAAAAAGAGATCTTTCAGAAAGAAAAATCTCTTTTAAATAGCGTACTTAATGAATACTACTTTATTCCGGATAAAATGCGGTACAAATAAACTCGAATTCCGGCGGTAGCTTTTTAACTCCGACGACAACGGCAATGCCACGGGCTGCGAGTTCATACAATCGCTGTGTGGTAATAGGGCTTGCCCTGAAGTTGTACAAGTCGGCGATGACGAAATAGGCATTCGACAGGTCGGTATCGTGTACCGACCGCTTTATGAGCTTGCCGGCATCGGTCGGAGTGAAGGCAAAACCCAGACGGACTATCAGCCGCTTCAACATGCGATCGCGGACAACCGGGTCAGGACTTATTACTACCATGATTTTATTACTTTTTTCCATACCATCTTTGTATTGCGCTGTAATTTATTTCTTTTTCCGGATCTTCTTTGATATGTCTTATATGCAGATAATGATCATCAAACTCCCAATACTCCGACAAACTGTTCTTCTCGAGCATAAACAAGCACGTGCATTTGATGAATGCGGAGAGCAGCTTTTCTTTTTTCACCATCGACGAGACATTGACGAAAACACCGACGGGCAACGCCGAGAGTATCGCACCGACCTCTTGCCTGAAGCTTGCAAATTTGCTTCCGTACCGTTCAGTCAAAGCTTCGATCTCGCTTTCGTCGGTAAGGCGATATATGCGGTTATCGGAGTTCATGCTTCAGTATCTTTTGCTTTCTGTTTTCATCGATATACCTCCGGTATTCCCGTTGTTTCTCAAGTACGTTGCTGATAAGCTGTTCCATGGTAGGCGCACTCATGGTGGTGTAACGCCCGGTGATGTTAAAGACTCCCGTCACCCGGTTTTTCCTGAACCGTATGCGGGCTTCGTGCAATTGGGGAATAAGGGCTTCTAATGTTTGGAATGAGGTAAGAAATGTGCACGTTTCGTGTGCCGACGTTGCCGTACGGATACTGTTATTCACCGCATTGCAAATTTTGCTTGAACTTGGCATACTACGAACAAAATTTACAATAAGGAAAAGGCTATCGCCTCCCGAACCGCCAAGTTCAAATACGCATAAAAGATATGAGTACCCGTAGGGATTTGATAGCCTTATATCATACAGATAAAGCTTCCAAATGAGCATAAAAAAATACTCATAATCTATTTTGCGAATACATGAACTTGGCGTGTTCATTGCAAACATAGCAATAAAATCGGAAACTTGTATCATTATGACGGGAAATTTAAATATTAGAAAAGTGAAGGTTCATTTTTCAACCGTTCTTCACGGAGTTGCTCCAACCTGCGTTTTATTTCTGTAATCTTTTTGTTTGCAGCTTCCCGTTGTTGGTTATATTCTGTCAATTCTTCCAATAACCGGATCTCGATTTTGTTTTGCTCCACAATTTTGCGTTGTTTACCGATAAAATACTCATATATAATATCATAACATTCCGATTGATATTTTATAAGAATTTCTCTTGATTCTTCATTAACATTATTGGGATTGATGTTAAGTAGCCATGCAAGAATATATTTGGCAGGTAAGCAATACATCTCATACTGTTTTCCATCACGTCCAGTTAGGGGCGATAAGCCCCCGACTGAAGATAATATAGGATGTTCCTTTATCTTATCTTGTTGGCGTTTTCTATCTATCCCCAATAACTCACAAATAGGCTTGATAGGAATTAATTGTTCTTCATTGTTTACTACGACGATGTTTACATCGTTAATTCTTGCAATTGTTTTGGTTTCCATAATTTAATTTGTTTTAATGTGTTATTAAAATAGCTGTTCGTTATTTTCCGTAAAATCGGTCAACAGGTTGTCCGTTGTGCCGTCCGACACGAAATTATCGTCCCCGATGGTGAAATATTCAACTCCGGAAGACTTATCATCGATTACCGGGTTGCCGTCCTTATCGAGATAGATCGGCAGTCCGGTGATGCGGTCATACTTCTGCGGGTTGAACAGGTAACCTTTATATTCACAATACTTGATGATACGGCGTTTGAAAGCGGTAGGAGAGCAATATTTGCGCTGCTCCGGGACATAGGTCAGAAAAGCGTCGTACAGTTCCTTGCGGACGAGCTGGACGTTCCGCTTCGCCGGATCGGAAAAATACTCTTCCGCCCATGACAGGAATTCCTCGGTCATCTCCTGCCGGAGCTTGCGGATCTCAATGCGTTCACCCGGAGAGGCGACATATCCGTGTTTCAGATACAATTGTACGCATGTGGCAAGCAAGTTCCAGAAAAGATTCCACTGCTCGAAATCCCACTCGTCAAAGAAAAGCTGACCGAAGTCATCGAGAGGCGAGAAGTTATCGTTGTAATAATCTGAAAAGGCGATAATCCATTGCCGGGCACGGAAAGAAGAGCCGTCACCCTTGAGAGCGTGGTTGGTGGTGATGTATATCTTGGGCGATTGCGAGAAAGGGAAAGTGCAACGGCGACCGCCTTTATAATTTACCGTCCAGTCTCCGGTGATATTGGCGAAGAGAAATTCCAAATCGAATCCTGCCCGTACGTCATCGATAAAAACGACCTTCGTCTTCTCCGTCACTTCGTCCCAAAGGAAATTGTCTTTCGCCAACTCTGAGTTCTTCCCGTTGATCACCACCGATTTGCGGACATGCTTGAACGCCTCTCCTACCAAGGATTTCCCTGAACGTCCGTTACTGGCCCCGACTTCGCTCTGCTTACCGTCCATCGCCACCACCGCCCGGGCGTTGGCTTTATCTTTGCAGTCCATCAGCATATAACCGATAGCACAAAGTTTAGAGACCAAATGGACGATATTCTCATACTCTTCGTCCGTGTCCAGCGTTATATTGCAGTTCCCTTCATCGATCATCCTCTTTTTGCGCCAGGTAAAATTTGAGGTATTGACCAGAAATTGCAGAAAGTTGCACCGTTGCCCTTCCGGAGAAATGATATAAAACCATTTGCCCTCCGCATCTTGCGAGACCTGTATAAGAGGAGACTTGAGCAGCGTTACGGACGATTCGTTGCGCTCGTCTTTCCAGATATGGTTCGATATGTTGGAGTAATGCAGCTCTTTGACACCATCCTGAACAATTTCCCAACAAATGTTGGAAAAATAGAACATCTGCTTATCCCGTTCGGGTTTAGTGAAATTCGGGACGATAAAGGGCAATCCAGAAAGCTTATCCGGACCGAGGTATTGAGGCCCGCCTTTGATGATCATTTCCAGGACATCTTCCGGAGCATTCATTTCGGTAAACTCCTCCAGATAGTCGCGTATCTCCCAAGGCTGTACGGTAGTGACGGTAGGCGGATCGAGATGTATCCAATCAAAGGTATTATCCAACCGTTGATACCGTCCGAATCCCCTATTGTGAAGAAAGATACGAGAACGTTTGTATTTAAATTCGTATGTGATGCGGGTATTACCGTCCCTGTCACGTTTTTCGATTTCGTCCCAATACTTCTCATCGCTTTCGATGGGCTGTGCGCTTTCCAGCTCCCCTTTATCGTTGAATCTCCACCGGTTGCGCCCGATCAGGAACTCGGGCAGGTCTTTAAGAATATCTTTATGAAGTCTGGCAAATTCGTTCGGTGAATGCAGACACCAGAGTTCTTCCAACTTGTAGTCGGTGCAGGTTGTTATCTTATGAAACTGTACATATTTACCGGCCAAGTCTTTCTCATTCATGCAGTAATCGATGTCCTCGAGCAGCTCGTTTTCCTTACCCGACAAAGTGTTGGCCAGAAGATCATCGATACCTTTGTCCTGTGCCGGATTTTTTCGGACATGGCCGAAATAAATCTCAACGTAAAGTTCCCGGTTTTTCAGTGAACGGAAATACTCCCGGAAGTTCTTGACGGCGTAAAAGAAATTTCGTGGACGTTTGTCGACCCGGTCGTTTATCTTGATGTTGGCCGAGATATCCTGCCAGTCGCTGTCTAAAAGAAAGACGACCTCCTGTACCTTACAGACGGATATGATTTTAATAATATCTTCCGGCAGACGTTTGTTGGTGGCGATATTGCCGATGCCTGAAATGGCAACGCTCATAATACCGTGTTTACAGGCTTTTTCAGCTTTCTTTTCTCCTTCTTGGATAAACAGCCGGGGAATGGGCTCGACTTTACGATATCTCTCCCGGATGCGTTCGGGAATATAAACGTATGTCGCCGCTCCGTATGGAGATTTATATTTAAACGGCTTGCCCTCTTTGTCCAGATGTTCGTCGGGAAATTGCCAACGGATACGGAAATATTCTTTAGTCTTGCCCGTCAACCGGCCTTTGGCATCTTTCTGTTCGTAGGTAATGGGTAGCCCCTCCAGGTCATAATAGGCAATGACTGCATCATCTCCGGTGCGGTCGATATTACCGTGACTGTCGACCGTACCGGCAAAGAAGGTCGGAGACAGAGCAACGGTCTTATTCTTGTCTTGATGAAATACTTTGGCCGTAACATCCTCAAACGTCAGACCCGACTCTTGAAGCATCCGGGCACAGTAGCTTTGCCGAGCCGATCCGTCTTTCTTTTTCCCTCTGGAGATTTTGTCCTTCAGCTTTTTCTTTGGTTCTCTTTTAGGCGGTTCGGAAAGCAGGATATTAAAGTAATCGGCCAGCCATTTCAGGGCATCGGGGAACGAATAATTCTTCCCTTTCATCAGGTAATCGATAGGTGTCTTTCCGGAGATTTGCTGGCATTTGTGGCAACGGAATACCCGTTTGTTTTCATTGATCCCGAACTTGTCCGACCCGCAAATGGGACAAGTTCCGAAAAGGTCTTGACCCGTACCGTGCTTACTCAAAGTGGTAAACTGACCGATCACTTCGGCCAGTTTATCAGAAGTACGGTCTAAAATCTTTTTCTTATCATCTTCGCTTATATACATGGTGCTTGAGTAGCTTTTCGTTTTCTGTTTTCAGATATGTAGTCTCTGTATTCCCGTTGTTTTTCGAGAACATTATCGATAAGCTGTTCTATGGTAAGCGCGCTCATGGTGGTGTAACGCCCGGTAATGTTGAACACTCCCGTCACCCGGTTCTTTCTGAACCGTATGCGGGCTTCGTGCAACTGGGGAATAAGGGTTTCTAATGTCTGGAATGAGGTGAGTGATGTGCACGTTTCGTGTGCCGACGTTGCCGTACGGGTACTGTTGTTCCCTGCATTGCAAATTACACTGTTCTTTGGCATAAACGAGAATGTAATTGAAATGTATAAATATAAGAAAGGCTGTCGCCTCCCAATGTCTCGCCAAAGAACAAGTATACAATCTATAAAGAAGGGATACTCTCGTATAGGAATTGACAGCCTTATATCTTTAGATACAATGCTTCCGATAGGACATAAAAAAGCCCTTCTTTTAAAGATTAATATAATATCCTTTGGCGAGGATGGTGCAAACATAGCAATAAAATCAGAAACTTGTATCATTATGGCAGGAAATTTTAAATATTAGAAAAGTGAAGGTTCATTTTTCAACCGTTCCTCTCGGAGTTGGTTTAACTTTCTTTTCATCTCGGACAGTTCACAATTGATAGCTGCTTTTTGCTGGTCGAGCTTGGCGATATTCTCTAACAGGTTTATTTCAATCTGGTTTTGTTCAAGCTGTTTTTGTTGTGAGCCGAAAAAATAATGAAACAGAACCTTGTTACACTGGAATTGAAAAGCCATAAGCCCTAATTTTGCTTCTTCTTTAACGTTTTGGGGATTGATTGAAAATAACCATCCCGGAAAGACCTCGATTGACAAACAAATCATTTCTCTTTTCTTCCCATCGGCGGCAACCATATCCCTTAGCAATATAGATGAACCGAATATCGGATGCTCCTTTATTTTATTTACTTGTGACTCATAAGCTATACCTAATGCTTCACAGACAGGTTTTACAGGTACGAGCCCTTCGGACTGACTACTTGCTAAAATATTTACTCCATTAATTTGAGCAACTACATTTGTATTCATTTTATTCAGTATTATATTAGTAGGAAATTTAAAAAAGAGAAAAAATATTTTTCCCTTTAAAGTATTCAAAAATAAGATTATAACATTCTGTCTGATATTTTGTAAGAGAATCCCTTACATCCTTTTTTACATTCTTCGGACAAATATTCAATATCCAAAACGGAATGAATTTTTCGGGTAAACAAGACATATCTCGTTCTTTTCCGTCTTGTGCAATTCGTTTAAGTAAAATACATTTAGAAGATAAATTCTCATCCTCTTTTATTTTTTTTAGTTGTCTTGAAAAATCAATTCCCAATGCTTCGCATATAGGTTTGATCGCTACCATCTGTTCGTCATTTGTAGATACAATATCCACGTTATTTACTTTTGCAATTGTTTTGGTTTTCATAATTTGATTGTGTTTATTATAGTGAAGAAATATCAGACGTTTATTCGAACGATATCTGCAATTGTTGGCGGTTTTCCTTCCATTGCTCGAAATCGATCGCCTTGATTATTTCGTATTGTTTCTTTGCCTCTTTTAATTGCTCTTTCGACATATCGAACGCTTCCTGCGCAGCATTCAGAACCTCTGTTTTTTCAATCAAAAGCTTCTGCTTTTCTTCTATAAAGGTGGAACGTTCCGTAAAATGAGTTAATAAAACCTGATAACATTCGACTTGGTATTTTATCAAAAAGTCTTTTGAAGATTCCGCAACATTTGCAGGATTGATAGTAAGCAGCCATCCGAGAATATAACCAAGAGGTAAACAGTACATATCTCTTTCTTTTCCATCAGCGGCAACTACCTTGCTCAGCAAGGCAGTTGGACCTAATAAATAGTGAGCCTGTATTTTCTGTCTTTGAGCTTCCGGGTCAATTCCCAACGCTTCGCATATAGGTTTGATAGGAACTAATTTTTTGTCATTTGTAGAGATAATATCTACGTTATTCACTCTTGCAATTGTTTTTGTTTCCATAATTTGATTCTTATTTGTTATCGGTTAGTTAATTTTTTTATCTTTGTCACCGCATTTGTTTCCATAAACAAAGTTTTTGGTTTAAAATATAGAGGGCAATATGTCCTCTATATTTTTTATAAGCCTCTTTATCTCCCGTTCTTCCGGTGATTTGGCATATAACCATCTGTTCTCATAATACAGACGCAAAGCTTGCAGAAAAATCTCCGCTTCCTTGACGGTCATTTCCTTAATAGATATCTTCCCGTTCGAATCGGTATCGACAAACACGCTCATCTCGGTTACCTGTCAAATATTTTACATCCGGCAACTTCCTCTATTTTATCCTTAGCCAGCTCCGGAGTACGAACAAGCCCGCTCCTCCAATTATTGAAAGTGTAAATAGGTACTTTACATTCATCGGCCAGCCTTTTTGCCATTTTAGAAGATTCACACACCGGCAGGCTCCGTAAATAATGCCGCAAAGCATTTCCATCTTGCTTTGAATTTGATTTTTTTTCCATATTCATGTTAAATATTAAATTATTATTATTAGATTTACACTACAAACATAAAGTTTTATTTCATAATATCAAAGTATTCTTTTATGAAAAATCAAAGAATACTATTATTTAGACACACTATAAATAACAAAAACCATGTTTAGAGCGGATAAACTTGCTGCTTTAATTGACTCAAGCAAGTATTCAAAAAAGGAAATTTGCCAAAGAGTCGAGATTTCGGTACAGACATTAGAGAATACTTTGAAAGGCGCAGAAATAGGATCAAGAAAACTTGAACGAATAGCTGATCTTTTTAAAGTACCAATGGATTATTTCTATGACAGAGAAGTCGAAATTGACGAACACTGGCACATCGGTCACAATGTGAATGGGAACGGAAATAAAGTTGTTGGAGATATATCATTAAATGAATGTCGAAGGGAAATAGAGCACCTTAAACAATTATTAAAAGAGAAAGAACGTACAATCCAAATACTGTTAGAAAGAAAAAAATAGAGAGTGACTATTTTTATGTTTAGCCGGCAGAGCCCTTGGCAGTAAAAAGTATAAAAATATCCCCTAAAAGAAGAAAATAAATTATTAATTATAAACAAGTTAGCAAAAACAGAAAAGTGACGTTAAATCTTCTCACCCCGACACATATAGGTATAATTTATTGATAATCAATAAATTATACCTATATCATTATTTTATACCGGGAGAAATACGGGAGAGAGTATCTGATATTTAGGTATCTTCCACAAGGGAAATAAAAAATACCCAAGTAACAAAATTTCCGTTATTGTTCATTTATCAGAGTATTTACCCCTTTAATCTTCCAGATCACTCTTGACTGTCAATCCATTCTTTACATCAGAAAGAGTTCCTTTTTTACTTAAAAGATAATGATAAACAAGTTGATTCTGTGTAGAAACGACATACGCTTGTTCAAACTTCCATCCCAATTTAGCCATATAATTCAAAGCATCGATCATAGAATTGAACTTTATCCTCTTCCCATTTTCATCTACAAGAAATTTATCTCTATACTGAGTCCAATAATTTATTTCTTGTCCGAAATCAACGGCAACTCTTACCTTTGTTTGCAACAAGTTACTTTCACCAACGATTTCACAATATAGAAACTGATTACTTTTTATAGTATCGTTCTTCTCCATTTGACCATAAGAAGCAAAAATACTGTTCACAATAATAAGTGATAATAACAATAATTTTCTCAT